CTCGCAAGCGGGATGAATGCTTGCAGTCGGTCTACTCGTTCACGTTGGGTCGCCCAACGTGACTAGGCTAGAAATTCTCAAGGGTACGGTCCGGTATCGGGCTCAGGTTCGCCATGTACAAACGGGAAGCGGTTCGGCGCAAGTGCAGCCGTTCCTAGCATTTTTCAGGGTGTCCGCCGACTTTCAGTACTGGGAAGCAAAACAGGGAGCCACGGGCGAGCCTAACAGCCACGAAACCCGCTCCGGAGTACCTTCCTAGACGAAGCGCCAAGGAATTTTAGGTTTCCCTTTCGACTGCTAACAGCCGTTCCGACGGCTGGTAGCTACGTGCCTATCGGTCCCTTGGGGCCGGTAGGTACTAGGCTACTGGGGCTTTGCTCCTGTAGTCACTTGAAATTGATTTCAAGTGAACGGTTGAAAGGGAATTTATATGCCTATCAGTAAACGCTCAGAAGTTATCGCGGGACTGGAATCTGCAATCGCAGCCCTTGGGTTGCAATTTGGTGTCGGTCTAAAAACCGAAACTAGCAGCAAATCGGACGTCCCTTGTTATCTCCATCCGTCCGCCGATTTCTCCGGTGACCGATGGGTCAACAGCGCGGGATTTCAGGATGCCGTCTCAATGGACCGGGTCTTTATTCACTTGGCCACGCCAATGGAGATTGTCGGCCAGCTGGTCCAGTGCAGTCTTTACCTTGCCGCCTCGCGGGAAGAGGGAGACTACAAGTACGGTGCCCAGCGGAGCGGAATGGGGCGCTTTCTCCCCCGGGGACCGGGGAAGAAAGACTCTACACTCCGGTCTGACCTTGCTGCTGCGGACATTCCACTCCGTCTTACCTGTACAAAGACGGACCGCATGCGAGCGATTCCTACCAACAAGTCGGATCCGCGAGTCGTCAAGGCTGTTGAAATAATTGCTGGAATCAAGGCTGGCTACCACGTCTATTTGGGCGAGGGAGTCACCGTCAAGCAAGTACTACAAGACCAGAAAGACAAGCAAGCGGCAGACGCGGAACGGGAAGCGCAATCGAAGAAAGACCGCAAGGCTGGGTTCGTTTCCTTCTCTTGCAAGATGCAAGAGGCGGACGTCGAGGCCATCTACGCCATTATCGAGGCGCGCGGTCTGGACAAGAAAGACCCAAAGGACAAGGGGAAGGTTATTGCCTCCCTCCTGAACAGCGTGTCACTCGAATCCGTCGTAACTCCGGAAGTCAAGGCTACCGGAACGGACGGCTAACACTGAAACCGGGCTACCGGGGGAGCTAGTCTCCCCCGGTAGACGGGGGTCCACCCCCAGCCTTCGGGCTCCGGATGGAACGGGAAACCTGAAATACATTTCAAGTAGTTCGATGCCTTCCTTTGAATCCACGGACGGATTCTGAGCCCCCAGTGGGCAGAAAGGAAGGACAGCATGGCACTAGGTTGTAACGGAGTTACCTCGAAAGACTTGGCAATTATCGCCCACCTCCAGTCTCCATACGACGACATGGGAGACGATTCCTACAGGGGAGTGATTCGCCTTGAACTTGAGCATTACCGTGACGAACAGCCGGACTTCCCCCTGAGCGAACTCCTCTCTCCGCTCCAATTTGCAGAGGCGAGGGAGGCGGCCTCAAGGTGTTGGATTGAGTAGGGCTGAAAAGCCCGGACCCCCGTGGGTCCAAAGGAGGGCATCGGACCTGAAATACATTTCAAGTAGTTCGATGCCCTCCTTTGAACCCGTGAACTAATCCACACAACAAAGGAGGTCGCCATGAGGCGAACGATTGATGGCCTGTCCTATGGAGGCGACAGCATTTTGGCTAGACGAAACTCTAGGGTTGTCCCGCCGCCGCCATCTAGAAGGAACATCGAGAGAAACCTCCGAGAGGCTATCTGGGAAGAAAAGCGCGGGAATCACAAGACCGCAATGTTCTACCTAGAGTGGGCTATCGAGGAGGAAGAGAATTTGAGGGGCTGAAAGGCCCGAGCCCCCACGGGCTCAAAGGAGGGCATCGGACAAGCTTGCAAGGGGCGGTCTCCGGAGGGGACTACCCCCGCCAACGTCCAGGAAAGTAAGGACTCAAGGGGGCGGTCCCCGAACGCGGATTGAGCTCCACCATGGAGGGGCAGGGAGAGCTGCGCCTTCTGGGAGTTACTTGAAATGTATTTCAAGTTGTCGAACAAGAGCTACTTGAAATGTATTTCAAGTAGTCGAAAAGCCCATTTCAAGAAAGGAAGGATGCAATGGGAAGTGTTCATTTTGTACGAACAATGCCTTCTAGCCCGACCCTAGCGGACGAGCTTAGACAGGCAGGGTTCAAAGCGTCGGCGGAGAAGCCAAGGAGAAGGCATCACCCGCCTACCCGGACGGAAATTCGGAAGGGCGACCAGGTCGTCGCCATCCGCTACCGGCCTCCCAATAAGAGGTGAGTAGAGTGCGCCCCACGGGCGGAGGTTCGTGGGGCCAACTGTGTTCACCCGGGCTGGTCACTTGAAACGTATTTCAAGTTGCTATGGAAAGCCCATTTTCAAGGAAGGAGAGGTCGACATGGCCGACTACGCGGCATGCGACGGGGCGGAGTGCCCCCTGAAGGGGACCTGTGCCCGATACCTAATGAAGCCAGAAAGGCGTCAGACCTACCTCGTCCCAACTGTGACGGGAGAGGACTGCGGGTCGTACTGGAACGTGTTCACTGGGGTTCCGTTCCCCATAAACCAACTTGAACTGACCACAAGCGGTCAAAAGGCGGAAGGAAAGGCCGGATGAGAATGATGAGTTACTTGAAATACATTTCAAGATGGCTGGAGAAGAGGCGGAAGCTCCGTCTCTACCGGCAGATGAGCCGGAGTATCAACAAGGGTCGGAAGTCCGTCCAGCCTCTGACCATCAGTGGTCAAAGGAAGGTTTTGGCGCTGACCACAAGCGGTCAAGAAAGGAAGGGGTGAGAGGTGGTTAGAGATTCAACTGAATCCAAGCGCTGCCAAGGGTGCGGTACCGAGTACTACTCGACACACCCAACGGAGTGCGACGAGTGCGCCGTAGGTTCGACATCCAAGACTGAGATGGAGCGAACGATAACGATGAGCGACGACCACTGGGCTGGCGTATGTGCCGTCCTGGTCTTCGCCATGAGAGGAGAGCTCGAGCGTCTAACGGAATACGACCACGAGGGAGCCAAGAGCCTTGTAGAGATCTTGGGCAGGTTTCCCGACGGGTTGCCCAACAAGGAAAGGAAGGAAGCATGAGCATCGAATGTCCAAGCGAAGCATGGGATAGATACGTCACTCAGAACGAAGAAGGGTGCGAGGTTTGTCACCAGCACATAGACAACTGCGACTGCCCTGAGTGTCCAAAGTGTGGCGAGATAGGTGACTCCGACTGCTACGAGAAGCACCACCTAGAGCCAGCGCATGACAGCATTGACTCTTACTGTGATTGGGTTGGTGTGGCACCCATTCGCTCATGCCTTAGAGCTACTGAAAAGTATTGCGACGACGGCTTGCTCCTTGTGATGCGTGACGGCAGGAGGTTCCACTCGGCCTCAAACAAGGACCGACTTGCGGCAGAAGAACTCAAGCCTTGGGAAAGGATAAGCAAGGTAATCGTAACCGGCATCGCATGGGACGGTAGCGATTGGGAGTACGACGAAGAGGTGGTTGCTGGCAACGGATGGTCAGCACTAGAGCAAGCAAGGGACAACTTTGTGGATGCCCTTGAGGAACACAGAGCATTGATGGATGCAGAGGAGGAAGCATGAGCAACGAACACACACCTGGACCGTGGAGCGTGGAGTGGCAGCACCCCTGCCTCTGGACTATCCGAAGCGACGGCGTCCACCTGCCGCCATCGGAGTCCGCCGACTGCCCCAACGCCCGACTCATTGCGGCTGCGCCCGAGTTGCTGAGCCTGGCGCACGAGGTGGCAGACGCCAGCGAGACCATCGCCGCGCTCCTCTGCAGCCCTGGTGAAGCATCACCGGAGGAGCTCGTGTCCGTGATCACCGACATCGGCGCAAAAGCCACGGCTCTGGTCAACGAAACAACAAAGGAGGAAGCATGAACGCTAGGGACTACCGCTACGAAGACGACGACAGGCCCATGACGGAGGCTGAGCACATGCGGGAGGAGCTTCCGCAGCGTCGGGCGTCTGTTTCGGGCTGCGGCGACGGGTTCTGCGGAGCCCTTGATTGCTACACATGCCGAGGGGATGAGGCTGCCGACGTCCATTGGGAGGAGTCCGACGAGGAGTTCACCCAACGAATGAAACAGGTCGCAGACAAGTGCGAGAGCGTTGCATGGAAACACAAGGGCGTGCTTTCGGACGGCTTCGGCTGGGATGAGTCGGAAGTCGTGTCCTCGGCCCTTAGGTGGAACGCATTCCACCTGTGCCCGGAAGACCAGAAGATCTTCGACGTGCTGGTGAAGGAAGGATTCTTTGTGCCAGATAAACCCTGACCACGAGTGGTCAAAGAAAGAAGGAGAGAGAGATGACGACAATCGAATACCGAAGGTCGGACGGCTCCATCATAGGGACGATCTGCGTCGACTGGGGCTGGGGTAGGGCCAACTGGTGGCCCAACCAACTCTATGCGGGGTTCGTCCCCCCACAAGTCATAGCTCGAGGGGACGGAACCCCCGAGTCGAACGAAGCTCTTGTTGACATCGCACAGAGGTGGTTTCGAGAGAACCACCCGGCAGCGACGATCCGTCGACCGGATAAGGGAGAAGAGGGAGAAGAGAGATGAGCGAAGAAGCAATCAAGAAGTACGAATGGGAAGACGCAATAGGAAGGAGAGAGAGATGTTTGGACTGGTGCCATTGATGCCGGCTTATGGCCGGGACTACGAGACGTTGGAGGATGCACAGGCTGACTTCGACAACAACAGGGACTTCCGGACCCCGAGTGGTCCGTACACCAACAAGTCCGACCTCGAGAGGCTGTACCCGGACATGGAAGACATCCGGGTTCGCTTCGACAGGCTGGCCGATACGGGGATGCTCCGTATCAAGGAAGGAGAGAGAGATGAATGAGCAAGAGAAGGCTGACATCAAAGCCGAGTACGCCGCCATCCCCGCCAGGGACGACGGCATTCAGAAGGCTGTCCTGTGGAAGGGGGAACTGCATGAGACCCCCTCGTATGAGGAGATAAGGGGCTGGGCTTACGACTCAGTGTGTGACGCACTGGACGGTTGCCAGGTGGAGCCTGACGGGACGTGCCCACACGGAGCTCCAAGCTGGCTTCGCGCAATTGGAATGATTTAGCCGCCCAGTCATTGGGCAAGGAAGGAGAGAGGAATGGGTGATCCAACGGAAGCCACTAGGCGAGCCCTAGTGAGTCAAATCAACAACAACGCAACCGTGCGCCAGGAACTGGAGGAGCGACACGGCACCGTCTATGACACTGAAGAGATGCGAGAGCACTTCGAGGCCATCGGCTTCGCTGCTCCCTTCATCGTCGTCCGCCGAAGGTCGGACGGCGCCAAGGGGTCTCTGATGTTCCAGCACTCGCCCCGGCTTTACTGGGGCTTCAACGCCCACTAGCGGGCAAGGAAGGAGAAGAGATGAGTGACGAACTACACGACTACCGGCGAGTTCACCTTGGCGCGCTGTACGGCTTTGTCCGAATCATCGACGGCGAACCCGAGCGCACCTACTGCTGCTCGCTCACCCCGTCCGTCTGGGTTCACGCCGTGGGCTGGCTCGACACTGACGATGGGCTTGGCGGATGGGATGCGCCAGATGGGGGCTACTACTCCGTAGCCGATGTCAAGGCTGCGCTCACCGGACCCGTCTTCGATGCAGGGGACGACGACGAAGCCCGCGAGGAGGCACATGGCAACTGGTAGGCCGAGCAAACACTAACAACGAAGGAGAAGAGAGATGAGTGAAGGAACGATTACAGGAACGCTATTCACACCGGGGATGGTTGTGTCCACCCCTGGCGCAACCCAAGCCCTCGAGCGCAACGAGAAGGGCTCGTTTGGCCTGTTGGTGCGGCACATCTCGGGAGACTGGGGGTCACTGGACCCCGAGGATGCTGAGATACAGCGACTGTCACTCAAGCCTGAACACCAGGACGAGCGAATCATGTCGGTCTACGAACTCGACGACGGGACCAAGCTGTGGGTCATAACCGAATGGAACAGGTCGGCAACGACCTTCCTGCTGCCAGAGGAGTACTAGGGATGGTGGGTCGCACCGAGATCGAATGGAGAGGCTCAGCCTGCCAGCAATGCAGGGGGTGGGGTCGGCGGTTGCCGAAGAGCGTTGCAGACCGAGGCCGAATGAGGGTCTTGGGCCGTGGCAACGAATGCCCAGACTGCGGCGGGTCCGGTGAGGCTTTCTTGCCGACCCTGACGGCGTGGTCGAAAACAACCCGATTGTGGGGAAGGAGAGTGAGAGATGGGTGCTGAAGTTTTCTTTACAACCTCGAGCGGCAAGACCGCTCACGAAGCCTTCGACGAAGCCGTCCGAAGGGCTCGCTATGAGCATGGCCACGGTGGCTACACCGGGACCATTGCGGAGAAGGGCAACCTTACGGTGATTCCCCTCCCAGAGGGGGAGGAGGCCGCCGCCTTTGCTGGCGGACTAATCGATGATTGCGACCACAGGGTCGACGACAAGTGGGGTCCGGCTGGGTGTATTCAGACCGGGGCAGATAGCGATTCGGGAATGAAGAGATTCCTGTTTTTCGGCTGGGCATCCAGCTAACCGCCCGATACCGGGCAAGGAAGGAGAGAGAGATGTTCAAGAACAAAACAGAGCAGAGGAAGCACTGGGAGAAGTACGCAAAGGGTCGACTGGTGGGGAGGACTATCAAGTCCGTCCGCTGGTTTTCGGTCCCGGAGGCGGAAGCCATGGGTTGGTACAGCCGACCCATCGTGATCGAGCTCGACGACGGGAGTCAGATCTTCCCGTCGCAAGACGACGAAGGCAACGACGGAGGCGCGCTGTTCGGACAAGGAAGCGACGGCGACGAGTGGACCTTTCCTGTGAACGGAGGATGAGATGGATACATTCACATTCCATACAGACCCAGGCCACGGATGGCTTGAGGTCCCCAAGGCCCTGCTCGCGGAGTTCGGCATCCAATGGAGCGTCTCTAGCTTTTCCTACCAGAGCGGCGACAGTGCCTACCTAGAGGAGGACTGCGACGCGGGAATCTTCGTCAGGGCCTACCAGGACAAGCACGGCAGGCGGCCCGAGTTCGTGGAGAGGTACGAGGAAGACTCTCCCATCCGAAACTACTCGCGCTACCAAGCCGGCAGTGGCGGCGGAGACGAGACGGCGCACATCCGCGCATCAATGGCCTGAGGGCCGGAAGGAGATTGAGATGGGAGAACGAGCATTAGTCCTTTTCAGGGGTGGCGACAGGTACAGCCCGTCTACCTACCTACACTGGCACGGTCACCTGGTTGGCGAGCTACTCGCTGACGCTGCGCCCAGGATGAGGCACGGCGACGAGAGTTACTGCTGCGCCCGATTCGTTGGGCATTGCCATGAGCAGATCGAAGGAGGTCTGTCTCTCGGAGTGTTCAACACGCCGGAGGACGGAAGGCCAAGTAGCCATGGAAACGCTGGCGTGTTCATTGTCGACGTCAACACAGGAGAGGTCGAGACCTACGGAGGGTACGGCTTCGGAAGCGAAACGCCTGAGCTGCCGCTGCAGTTCGGGAAATTCTAGGAAGGAGAACGAGATGGGTTACTACATGAGCCAGGTGGACCAACGCTTTCGCATAGATAAGGAGAACAAGGAGGCGGCCCTGGATGCCATCAAGGCACTCAAGGCAGAAAGCAGGTACGACTGGGTCGATGAGGAGGAGTACACGACAGCAGAGGAGCTCGAGGGCGGGCTCCTGGCCTGGAGATGGCGAGCCGATCTCGACAAGGACGGAAACGTTGTCGGCATCCAGTTCGACGGAGAAAAGCTGGGGGACGACGAGGTCCTTATGCGCGCCATTGCGCCGTTCGTAAAACACGGTTCCTTTATCGAGATGGTTGGCGAAGACCAAGACTGGTGGCGCTGGTCGTTTAGGAACGGAAAGGCCTACGCGGCAGAGCCCACCGTAATCTGGCCAGGACAGGAGGATGAAGCGACACAGTCTCTGTAATTGAAGAAAAAGTATTTATCTGTTTGCCTTGACATTGGTCAGGGCATTGTTGTATATATAGACAACCGTGGAAGGAGAGAGTCATGGTGCGAACTACCGAGAGTATGAATGTTGCTCTGGGTCTTCTGGGCGTTCGTCCGGAGGACAGGGACCTGAGGGATAGGCTTCAGTTCACCAAAAGCGGGAGGCTGAGAAGGCTTCTCGGAAACAACTACAAGTGCAGCAAGGGAGAGGGGCGCGACGTCTTGACGGCGGTCATGCACCTGAGCCCGTCAACAGAGGCTGGATGGAACACCTGTCCGTTCTCAACGAGTTGCGCCTCGGTCTGTATCATGAAGACTGGGCAGCTCGTCACCAACTCAAGCCTGAGGGCTCGCATATCCAAGACCCTGTTCTACAAGCTGTTCAGGGAGGACTTCCTAGCCCAGCTCCGGATGGAGCTCCGTCAGCACGAGCACCTGGCGAGGGTCAAGGGGATGCTCCCTGCGGTTCGTCTAAACGGGACGAGCGACATCGTCTGGGAGAAGACAGGTGTCTTTGACGAGTTCCCTGGAATCCAGGCATACGACTACACGAAGGTCCCCCTCGAGAGGCGCACGCCTGGCTCCAACTACCACCTGACCTACAGCCTGAGCGAGGCCAGGGGCTCGATGGATAGAGCCCTGGAGTACCTGGGAGCCGGCCACAACGCGGCGGTGGTTGTCCAGTCCAAGGACGGGACGACTCGGAAGGAGTCCAAGGCCGCATCGGCGGCCCTGGTCGACAGTGGCTCATTCATGGGGTTCCCGGTGGTCTCTGGCGACGAGGACGACATCCGATTCTGGGATCCCAAGGGCCACTGGGTGGTCCTCTATGCGAAGGGCCCAGCCGTTCGAGACACCACTGGATTCGTCCAGAGGATTGGATAGAGGAAAAGGAGGAAGCATGAGCAAGCTGCCAATTGGATTTGGAAGGAAGGGGAGACTGGAGCTTTCCCGCAGATACGAAGCCGCCCACATGACCCGCTCTGCCGACGGCATAGAGGTCGACCGACGGGGCTTGGTGTATCTGTGGCACAGCGGGGAGGTAGCGGAGCCCGCCCGTCTTCACGTTGGGTCGGACCCAAAGACCCTTGGGTACAACACGGCGATGGTTAACTCCTTTGAGAGGATGCGGGACAGCATGAACGCCTCTCGGGGCGACCAGGCGATCCTCGTCCTCTTTCGCCCAGACTACGGCTTTCACGACATCAGTAGTTGGGGGCCCTGGAGCCAGTACGACGAAACCGACAAAAAGACTGCGGCGGAGTGGAGCGCAATCGAAGATGAGAATCGGTTCCTCAAGTGGCGACGCCGTGGCTACGGCAACGTGACCCACATCAAGGCCAAGGCAAAGAAGGAGCAACCATGATCAACAAGGGGCGGCTAAGGGTCGCCATAGAAAACGCGGAAGAGGTTCTGCACGCCCACAAGGACCTCGCATACCCGGAGTTCCACATAGAAAGCATCCCAAACTCGGAGTCCATACCGGACCTAATCACCAACCTGTTGCACCTCTCGGAGTCGACTGGCGTAAGCCCCGAATGGGTAATCCGGTTAGCCGAAAGAAACTACGAGAGCGACAAAACACTGGGCCAAAGCCGGCTCCCCATGGAGTGGCTCATGGAAGACCAGCAAGGAGAGAGATGATTGACGACAACACAAGGCCCCTACGATTCACGTCCAGACACAACGTAGAGGAGTGGCTGTCGCCCCTGATAGGAAGCGAGGGCTTTCACGCCTTGACCTCCGCCGTTGCAGACATCCTGCTCAAGGAGGTGCGCGAGTCTGGGCTGAGCCCATGGAGCGACGACTGGGCCCCCGTCTATGCCAGGTACGACCACGAGGATGACTGGATGTCTCTCGTCAGTCGCGCCTACGAGCTAACCCAAAACTAACCCCTCACACGGAGAGACAGGGATGAACAACAGAAAGGCGGAAGCTCGAGCAAGGGCCGCCAAAACCCTCTTCCACTACCTAACCCCGGCGGCGGGGAACAGGCCTCGTGCTGCGAGCGAAATTATGCAGCTCGTTGATGACCTGATAGAGGCGTCGGAGATCGACACCGGAAGCCTAAGGACGATGGTCAAGAAGACGGTACTAGACATCATGGACGAGATACTGGAGGACGATGAGTGATGGGGGAGATCGTTTGCAAACGAACGTCCATGACCGTTAGCGATCTCCTCCTCTACCTGAGGTCGGGCTACTCGATCTCATACGAAAAGAAGAACACGGCAGTCATGGTTCCACCGAGGACTAAACCGCATAAGGCGGTTCTTGCCCTTTCGGGACTTACCGGAGGCGAGTTCGTCGTTAGGAGAAAGGCGAGCTAGTCACCACAAAAGGAAGGATAGAGAGATGACTATTGATTTTGTTGATCGAAGCACTGTGAAGATACTCCTTGATGAGGCGGAGGAGGCCCTGGGCCGCATCGCCACGAAACACGGCATCATCGTATCTAGGAAGAGCTGCACGTACTCCCAGACTGAGATCCCAGTGGCGTTCAAGTTCGTGGTTCCCGAGAGAACCGCAAGCGGCGATGCCATCAACCCGAGAGAGACTGAGTTCCGGAAGTACGCCGCCAGGTTCGGGCTTAGCCCCGACGACTACGGGAAGACATTCAAGACCTACAACGGCGCGTACCGGGTCTCAGGCATCAAGCCCAGGGGCAAGAAGTACACCGTGTTGGGCGAACACGTCGACACAGGGAGGACGTACAAGTTCCCCGCTGGCGCTGTGAAGGCAGGCCTCGAGCCGCCACAAAAGGAAGGATAGAGAGATGGGTATCTACAACATAGAAGCGAGGCATGAGGTGCAAATCACCTACAGGGTTGAGGCGGCATCCTTTGAGGAGGCCCTTGAGAGGTTGTGCAACAAGGATCTGTTCAGAGACCAGGGCCGTAACACCTTCGGCCCTGGCGACTACGTGATGGAACGGGAGGGCATCGAGGTTGTTGACCATGAATGCTGCGGCGACCCGTCTGCCACTGGACGCGAGTGGACAGAGCGGTCCTGGGTGTACAGCGAGGAAGGGGGGGAAGAATGAGCGCCAACGTAACGATGCCTGCTGGCCTGGAGTTCTGGACCGCTGACGAGGTGGCTGAGTGCCTCTCCTGTCACCGCCATCTGCCCGCCGACTACGGCAACCCAGACAAGCTCTACACGCGGCTCTGGAACATCAAGTGCGGCGCCACCAACCCCACTCCGCGAGGAGGTGATGGAGACAACGGAACGGTCGAGGAGCCCGCTGGGCGCCTTGACCTGAACAACGACGACAAAGCCGCGCACTGGTGGGGCCGGCTCAAAGCCGTCGAGCAGACAGCTATAGCCGCCGCCTTCGCCGCCGAGATGGGGGGTGAGTGATGGGCACCAGGCGGGTGCGGAGAATGTGTCAGCGGTGGCGACAGCACAGAACCTCCTACAGGCCGAAGGGAGAGCCGATAGACACATCTAAGTACGGGGTGGAGGAGATGCCGGAGATGGACGCAAAGTCGTTCGTCTGCACCCACCACTACAGTGCTTCGTATCCGCCAGCTAGGCGGAGGATGGGTCTCTATCGAGCCGGAGACGGGCTTGTGGGTGTCGCTGTCTTCAGCGTCCCATGCCAAATACGAACCATACCCTGCTACGCACCCAACCTAGACCCCTCAGAGGGCGTGGAGCTCGGCAGGTTTGTTCTCCTGGACGACGTGCCGGCAAACGGGGAGACCTGGTTCCTCTCTAGAGCCTTCAAGCTCCTAAGGAAGTCCGCTCCAGAGCTGAAGGCTGTCCTCTCTTACGCAGATCCAATCCCGAGAACAACGCCCGATGGGTTGGTAAAGCCAGGGCACATTGGAACGATCTACCAGGCCTACAACGGCAAGTATCTGGGTAGGTCCGGTAGGTCCACCCACCACTTTGCCCCTAACGGGGAGTTCGTCAGCAGAAGGGCGCTCTCGAAGATACGTCAGGGCGAGCGCGGAGGCGACGGGGCCTACAGGTCCCTCGTTAGGTGCGGAGCCCCAACAATTCGGCACGGCGAGAACGGAGTCTCGTACGTGTCTCGACTTACGAACGATGGCCTTCTCAGGAAGGTCAGGCACCCGGGAAACCATGTCTACATCTGGACACTGGACAAAGGTGTGCAAACCAAAAGCCAGCTCGGCTACCCGAAGGCTGGATGGGAAGGAGAAGGAAGATGAACAACGAGGTTAAGAGGTTTCGGATCAAAGCAAAGCACTACGTGTGGGTCACCTACGAGGTCGAAGGGGAAAGGTTCGACAAGGCGCTCGAGCATTTGCTTGATTCATGCGAGCACGGGGTGTTTGCCGAATTCGGAGAGAGCTTGGTTGGCCCCAACTCGTACGTCATGGACGCAAACAACATCAAACATATCGCCCACGAGTTCGACTACGAACACATACCGCATCCAACGATGTCCGCGAGCGATTGGGATTGGTTTGAGGTGGATGACGAGGACGAGTAAGTGCGCCACAAAAGAGAAGGAGAAGAAAGATGAAGGTGCTTGAGCTATTTGCTGGAGCTGGTGGGGCCGCCATCGGCCTCAAGGCAGCTGGGCTACACCACATCGCCTGCATTGAGAAGGACAAGGACGCCTGCGCCACTCTAAGAGCTGCTGGGCTCCCTGCGCTCCAGGCAGACGTCAGAGACCTGTCTCTGTACGAGGAGGCCGTCCCAGACCTCCTGTGGGCGTCTTTCCCGTGTCAGGCATGGTCAACTGCAGGCAAAAGGAAAGGGGCGCAAGACGGGCGGAACGGGTGGCCCTGGACAGTCGAAGCCATCGACTTTACCGAGACCACCTGGTTCGTCGGAGAGAATGTGTTGGGACTCACCAACCACAAGGGTGCCTGCAAGCAGGGGCGGCACTGCGTCGGGAAAGAGCTATGCCCAAACGCCTACTTCAACGAGGTGATCCTTGGCGACCTGAGGAAGAGGTTCGCCTGGGTTGGCTGGGCCGTCCTGAACTCCTCGAGCTTTGGGGTTCCCCAGCACAGACGAAGGGTCTACATCGTCGCTGGACCACGCCACATCAATTGGCCGCGCCCAACCCACGGAGACCCCGACAAGACGGAGCTCTTCAACGGACACCTTCTTCCGTGGAACACGGTTGGAGAGGCGCTAGGCCTGACAGGCGAGCTCAGCGGCAGCCGCAACTCGAACAACAACCCCAGGCAGGAGCGACCAGCCAGCACAGACGAGCCCGCTCCAACCATCGGAGGCAAAGGCAACCAGATGCTTCGAGTGATCGGAGGCGGAAGAAACCCGCAGTCCGCAGAGGTCGCACACAAGAGGAACTATCGAGACCTGACGGACGAGCCGTGTACCACCATCCCTGCGGTTCGTATCGGCAACGCAGGGCCCTGGGTCGACGGTCCTGCGGACGAGCGACGTCGGCTAACAACTGAAGAGTGCGCCACCCTGATGGACTACCCGCCGAACTACCCGTTCAAAGGAACGAAGGCGAGCCAGTACAGACAAATTGGAAACAGCGTCACGCCAGTCATGGCGCAACGAATTGCAGAGCAAATCATCAACTCAGAAAAGGAGAGCAGTCATGGGAAGACAAAGAGCCGTTCCGGACGAAAGGAAAAGCGAGTTTCTCGCTGACTTTGAACAGCTCGGAAGCACCGAAGGGCTAGCGAAGAAGTGGGGAATCCACGTCGTAACCGCCAGGGCAACCCTGAAGAGATTCGGAGTCGGGCTCACCCCGGGAGTCAAGAGAAAGGACTACGGGGGGAAGCTCGGGATAGTGCCAGACGTTGTGCTTGCTGAGGAGCTTGGCGTCTCCGTTCAGGCCGTCTGGGAGGCCAGGACAAAGAGGGGGATACCCAGCCACAAGGAGAGGGCCATCCTTGAGCGGTATGGCGTAGTGGTTGGGCAAGGGGGGTGATGAGGTGAGAGGAGTAAAGCGCTAATGAGGTTCACCGTCGTCCGCTGTGACGAATGCAGAAAGGAAGACTGGATTGTCTTTCCAATTCGCTACCCGACCGGCTGGAGAAGGAAGGCCGTGTCCAGCACGGAGACCTGGGACCTGTGCCCCGTCTGTTCCGAACTTGGCTCCGTCATCCCGACGGCGTCGACCGACAAAGAAAGGAAGGAGGAGGTTGTCGCGGAGCTCTTTCGGGTGCTACCTAATGCAACCGACGAGGACGTGGCCACAGAGGCTGGGCACTGCGGCATCCTGATGTCCCCCGAGACGGTTAGAAGGTACCGAAACGGGCTGGGCATTCCGCCAGCCAGGGTGAGAAGGAGGCTTGTAGCCAAGCCATAGCAGCGCTACCATCTCTTAGCCTCGCCGCCCCTGGCACACCCCGACCCCTCGGTGTGGGCCCCCGCTTCGGCCCGCAACCAGTGGGCGGCGCCTCCAGAGACGGCCCCGGTTAGTGCGCTAGCCGGGGTCTTCTCGATTGGGGATCTCCCACGGCTGTGGGTCTCGGAACCACCCGCCACCTGGCTTCCAGTACGAGATTCCTGTTCCGCTTGGACCGTGCCTGTTCGCCCTTATGAGCAGCTCTACTTGGTTCGGCCTTGGGAACCTCTCGTTGTAGGAAACCTCTCGATAGACAAAGACCACCGCATCCGCATCCTGCTCAACCCGACCAGATCCACGGATATCCGACATAATGGGACGCTTGTCGGCTCGCTCTTCGCAGCGTCGGTTGACCTGGACAAGAAGGACGACCGGGATTTCGAGTTCTTCCGCAAGGAGCTTAAATCTCTTAGAAGCCCTACCAATCTCCTCTTCCTCGGTGCGCGCATCGTCCATGTCCAATAGCTGAAGGTAGTCAATCGCTGCTGCCTGAATCCCGTACTTCCTGTGGGCCGACCGGATGGATGTAGCAACTGCACCAACGGTTCGGGCTCGGTAGTCGAAAAACATCGGAACGCCAGCCCACTCGTCGAACACGGCAGCAGACGCTGCGTGGAAGCGCTCCGGGTCTCTGTTGGTTATGTCCATGGAGGACGAGGCAATTCTCCTCGCAAGAGCCTCTCTGCCCATCTCTGCAGAGCAGAAGAGGGTGGGCCCATGGTGTCTGGCGATGTTCGACATCAGGCTCATCGCCAGCTGGCTCTTCCCCATCTTCGGCCTTCCCCCGATCACCACAAGGTGGCCAGGCCCAGCGGTGACGAACCGGTCAACCGCACGTAGCCCCCACTTCAGTTCGTTGTCGGGGACCTCACCAAGGAGAACCCGGTGCTTATGGTCAAGCCAACCCTGAACGATGGTCGCTGCCGTATCGAGTTCGACGGAGCCCCCAGATTCCCTGACGGAATCAGCCACGGCACGTTCGATTATCGCTTCCAGTTCTTCTGCTTTGGACGAGGGAGTTTTCGCTGCCTCTATCAACTGTTCCGCTGCGAGAACAAGCCTTCTCTTTCTATCTCCCTCGAGGAGCTGGTCTACATAGGTCGGCAGCTGAACCGCAGAGGGACAATCATCCATCAACCCAATGAGCCACGAGTACCCACCGGCCTCCTTAAGCGAAGGTGCATGGCGCTCGAAGATGACCGCTGCAGTGGGGACAATTCCTTCCTGGATGTCTTTCCCAACTGCCCGCCAAAGCTTAGACAACACGGGGACACCGAAGTGGTCCCCAGAAAGACCCATTGACTCCGCCTCGTGATAGGCGGTCTCGCCAGACAAGAGAACGGCTCCCATAACAGCCCTCTCATAGCGCTCTGTCTTGATGTACATAGCCCTCACTACTCTCTCCTTTTCTTCAGCCAGGTGATGACTTGGTCTTCCACCTCAGGGCTTGGGACGGGGAGTCCGTACTCAGCCATGTAGTGGATAAGTGTTCCGGGACCCATGGCTCGCCCATAAGCACCGCACTCGTCGAAGTAGCGGAGAGCTGCTTGGGCGTTCTTTTCGAGGAACGAATCCATGGAGGTCGTAATTCCTGCCCACTCCAAAGCCGACTCAACCCTTCCAGGAAGCTTCGTGGGGGCCAGGATGTTGTTGAGCTTGTCGATGTTCTTTGAACGCATGTAGGCGTAGTCCCTGGACTCCTTAGCCCAGCGGATGGTGATGCAAAGGTCGTCAGCTGAGTACTCAGCAAGACAAGACTCTACGATCTCTGTCCAAGACCTGGGAGGAGTTGTCCTGCTGCGAGGGTGGTACTTCCGGTAGGTAGCCCAGACCCGACGAACGCCAAGGTCTAGATCTGAGAAGTCTTCTAGTACAAGACAAGAGTCTTGTTCTTCTTGGACAGGACTGACTAACTGGATAGACAAACTAGACTGTCTTAAGTCTAGACAGCCCTCCGTTCGTCGGGCTGAGGGTATCACGGAATCTATGACGTCATAACCCCCCGAACCCTCATGTATCACCTTAGGGTTTTCTTCGAGTGATACTTTAGGGTTTCTCTTTTTCTTAGGAGCAGGCCTCTCTTTGGGCGGCAAGCCAAGGGCCTCAGAAAGAGAAGTCGCCATGGACCCCGTATCCGGAGCCGGAAGGGCAGATTCCTTTTCAGAAACAGGGACTTTCTGGTGCTTGGCGAAGTTTGTGAAAAGAATGTAAACCTTTTCATCAGCGGCGTAGACACGGATGGAATCGACAGCAATGAGCTCTTCAGCCAGCTCAACAGCATCAACATCCTCGTAGGGGAAGCAGTGGTCCTTGACGTCTGCACCCCAAGCCAGTCGCCCCTCTTTGTCTGCCAGTTGCAGCAGCCCAACGAAGAGCAGCCTTGCACTTGGACTACAGGAAGCAAGGCCCTCGTGCCTGAAGAAGCACGGCTTGATTGTTCGGGTTCGGGCCACGTCAGGTCGAGCTGTGCGTGGCGAGGCGGACTGAGGCCACCTCCTCTTCGGTAAGCCAGTCGTTTGCCTTCACAAAGCCGCTCGTTGCGGCCTCGATGACCTGAGCTGCGGCGAGCCCAGGCCTTCGGTGACCCTGAAGCCAAGAGTCTAGGGTCGGAAGCCCAGAGTTCAGTCGGTCTGAGGCGTCCTTTCTTGTCAGATTCTCCTTTGCGATCCAATCACGCAAAAGTCTGGTTCCGGTATAACTTTTTTCGTCCACAAAGCACCTCCTGGTCGCGATCATAGCGGTCTGACTTTTGTCAGACAAGATTTGACTTTAAGAAAAACACAAATGTATGATGTTTAGGAAGGAGAGAGCATGAGAGACATCACCCAATCGGGTTTGCGGATGCTTGGCAAGTGCGAGCAGCTGTACTCGTTTCGGAAGATCGAGCGACTGCGGGCACGGGGCGGGCGGGTTCCCCTCGACATCGGCTCTGCGGTCCATCATGGCATTGAGGTGTCGAGCGCTGAGGCTGCGGCAGATTTTCTCAGAGAGTCGGCGGAGGCTGCTTGGACCTCGGAGGAGAAGCGAACCATTGAGACGACGGCGGTCACGGTTTTTGCGATGGTGAGCGGGGCTCTGGATCTCTGGAAGGAGTGGCCAAGCGAGCGGGAGGTCCAGTTCCGAATCCCACTGAAAAACCCTCGAACTGGAAGGTCTTCCCGGGCTCACTCTTTTGGTGGAAAGATCGACGGGCTGTCACCTGGCAGGGTCTGGGAGTTCAAGACAGCGTCTTCAATCGACGCGAGCTACGTCGACAGGCTCGAGATCGACTACCAGGTTTCGGCCTACATGGAGGCAGCGTCAGTCCTTCAGGGTCAGCCGGTGCGGCACGCGACGTATCGCGTAATCAAAAAGCCAGGAATCAGAAAACGCCAGAAGGAGAGCATTGTTGAGTTCCGAGAACGAATCGTCAACGACTACCGGTCTCGACCGGAGTTCTACTTCCTTGAGGAACTCCTCACCAGGAGCGAGGCTCAGATGACCCTCTGGCGGCAGGAGGCCTGGGAGATTCACAAGAGGATTTTGGCTCTTGAGGCTGGCAAACTCGCCATCCGAAACACTGAGAGTTGTGTCGGCAGGTTCGGACGATGCAGGTTTCTGGACCTTTGTTGCGGTGCGCTCGACCGAGGGTCGTTCGCCGTCGAAGAAAAACTTCATCCCGAACTGGACTAAGGAAGGAACATTTTCATGGGTGTGAAAATCCCGAAAGAAAAACACAAGCCAAAGAGGCGAATGTCGCAGTACGTCTGGCTGATCTACGGCCCGCCAAAGGTCGGCAAGACGACGTTTGCGAACCAGTGGAACGACGCCTTGTTCCTGGCCACTGAGCCAGGGACTGCGGCCATGGAGGCTGCAGAAATGCAGATCAGCTCGTGGACTGACTTCACAAACACAGTGAAGGGCCTGAGAGACCAGAAGCACAGGTGGAAGACCGTGGTCGTCGACACAGTCGACAACCTCTACGAGTTTCTTCAAGACGACGTGTGCAACGCCAACGGCTGGGTCGACCTCGGAGATCCGGGCTTTGGCAAGGGCTACAAGCTGGCTCGTCGGAAGCTGTCTGCTGCGATTGCGAATCTCCGTGCGCTGGACATGGCGTTGGTCTTCGTCAGCCACGAGAGACAGGAGAAGGAGATCGACGACAACGGCAAGCGAGCAGGAACAACCTTCATCACGTCGGCCCTGCCCGGGTCGGCAAGAAAGGTGTTGCACGGCTCGGTCGACTTCATCTTTCGAGCGGAGGTCGTTGAGGGCGGGGCTCGACAGCTCAGAACAACACCGTTTTTGAGCGACGAGTTTCACATTGAGTGCGGTCAACGAGGTGAGCTCGGCAGGCCGCTTCCAGAAACAATGGAGTTGAGCTTCGCGGCGCTTGCAGCGGAGTTCAAGAAGGCGTTCAGCAGCCCCGATGCGGGTGAAGACAAAGAAGGAGAATCAAAATGAGCACGATGAAGGAACTTTCGATGATGTGGGATGAGGCAAAGCCAGAAGACAGGAGCACTCCTGACGGTCAGGCGCTTCCTGAGGTGGCCGAGCTGGAAGACGGCGAGTACCTCGTGAGGGTCGTCTTCTTCAACTATTGGGAGGGGAAGGGCGTCCTCTGGTACAAGTGGGGGCTTCGCGTGACTGAGGGGGTCTGCAAGGGCTCCTACATCGAGAAGTTCACGAAGGTGAACGAAATCTCTATGGGGATCTTGGCCGGCGATGTGGTGCTGTTGACTGGAGAGAAGCCATCCTTTGCAGCCATCTTCGACAAGGAGAACAACAAGGCTGGGTCCATCCAGGGAGAGTTGAAGGGCAAGACCGTCAAGATGCGTCAAAAGACGAACAAGAACGGCTATCCAGTCTTCTACTTCAACGAGTGCGTTGACGACACAAAGGAGCCCGAAGACACCAACACAGAACCAGACTTCAACGACGATGAAGAAATCCCCTTCTAGGAAGTTGTGTGTGCCGGGGGCGGAATGGTCCGCCTGCCGGCAGGTAGCCTTGGGGTTTGAGGGGCTGCTTGCACAGCCGGCCCCGCCGTCGGTTTCGTATGGCGACGGCGGGGTTCCGGGGAGGGCACGCCGATGCTTTACCTCGGAGTAGACCCAGGCAAGCAGGGAGCAGCTGTACTTCTTCGGAGGGACGGCTCTCTTGCTTCGTCCCTGAAGCTGCCGCACGTCGGCAAAGACCTGGACCTCACCACTCTCACCATTTGGCTGGATGGACACTGCTGTGACGAGGGCTGCAGCCCAGACAGCGTCGTTGCCGTCATAGAAGCCCTCGGCTCGAGACCCGCACCAAAGATGGGCGCGAGCTCGGCCATTACGATGGGCAAGAACTGGGGTCGCCTGGACGGCTGGCTCTCGGGCATTGGATGCCGATACGACATTGTCCAACCAAAGAGATGGCAGACCGAGATTTGTCCAGGCTCTGGAGACCCAAAGCCCAGAAGCATCTCTGCCTGCCGAAGGCTGATTCCATCCCTCGACCTGACGCCAGGGCGAAAGAAGAAGCCAGACGACAACATCGCTGACGCTGGGTGCATCGCTGAGTACTGCCGGAGGATTCTTGGGGAATGAAAGAGATGATTCACAAGAGGGACGCGATCAACATCCTTCGCACCGCCCTTGTGGTGACCAAGGACCAGGAGAGAAGGGGCGCCATCATTGAGGCCCTCTATGACCTCGGTGGGACGTCTTCCCTGCTTCCGGCTGGCTGGACCAGGGAACAGGCGCTAAAGGCCCTCATAATGTCGCTCAAGAGCCTGGACGAGGATGACTGGCGGCTCGTGGTGCAGGAGTCTACGCCGTGGCGCAAAAAGTAAGGCATCAACACCAGTTCAGCGCCTGGAAGCTACACAAGCAGGGGCCCAACTCCGATCTGCCAGACGAGGAGTACATCAAAAGCCTCCGCCTTGAGCCGTTCTGGATACAGAGATGCAGCTGTGGCCACGAACACTACTACCGCAGCTCTACAAAGCCGCTCAGGAGCTTCAGCTTTATGAAGATGTGGAAGGGGGCCAGGTGATTACGTCAAAAGAGCAGCTGGCGCGCATTGCCACAGACATTGTCGTGAGGGCGGACGGGGTGTGTGACTGGTGTAAAAACCCCATCGGGAAAGACTTTTGCGCCCCAGGACAGGTCTATGTGAGAGAGTCTGGTGGTCTTGTCGGTGTCGACCTCGGGTACGATGTCATCTGCAGAGACTGCCACAGTGCGATCTACAGGTTCATCAGAGCTAAGAAGGCAAAATGCGCGCGTACTGCTTCTCAATCCCCGTAGTTGGCTTCGGTGAAGACACCGACGAGGCGTTCTCCTACGCCCTAGAAGCCCTGGCAGACAACCCAATCGCCTCGATTCACAACCAGGAAGTGACCTGGGAGGAAATCACAGACGACAAGGCGAGGCTCGGAGCTCTAATGCCGATGATGGCCGAGAACTGGCCGTCTCTGCTGCCTCGGGCCTAGCTCAGCACCACACTCATGTTGAACGCCGAGCCGGGGTTAGACCCCGCGTCTGGCCCGTTCGCATCCGATGCGGCGACGGAAAACCCAGCGGAGAGCGACAAGCCCTGGGCGACGGACCACACTTGACGGGTGGAGGCAGCCACCAAGATCATCAAATTGGGGTCGGTCGTCCCATACGTTGGGCTGGCGCTGTCGTACAGCTTGAAGTACGTGATCGCGCCGTTCGCAGAGTTGTCCAAGTCCAGGGTGTACACCGTGGCAGAAGCACTCACAAAGTCCGACAGGCCCGTGTTCTCGAGGTCTGCGATGTCCAAAGACCGAACCGAAAATGGGCTCGAAACTCCAGAGCTAGCAACAGCAACAGCCATCTTGTTCTCCTAGGTATTGGATAGGATGTATGCGGTGACGGTGACGCCAGGCCCGGTAGAGCCACCAGGAGCCGACACAATTGCGCCAGTAAGGCCCGTTGTGTATACAGCACCCTCGGGGCAGGCATACGTGATTCGAGTCGACGCGGGAGCCATGAAAACGTAGTCCTCGTCTGTCGTACCGACCGTGGCGCTGCCAGCGGCGTAGAGACTGACGTAGGCCGCAGCCGTGTTGGACGAGTTGTCGATCTCAATCATGATGATCGAGCCACCGCCACCGTCCATGTTCACTGCAGACGCCGTGGTGGAGGTCTCTGTCAGGGTGAACAGGACGGTTCCAATTGGAGTCCCTTGCTTCGCTGTAGTCGCTGTCGCCATTACCTACTCCGAGTCCTACTGGAAGACGGTGCAGGGCGTCGACCACGCCGACTGACCTTCTTCTTTTTCCTTGGTTTCTTTTTGGGCGACTTTCCGTAAGCAGAGCCGACCGTTGTCTTCTTGTACTTCATTGGAATTGTCTTCTCAATTGGAACCGGTTGCCGCAAGAATCCCTACGACGAATCCCATCGTAACACCGCCGCCAATCCCCAAACCAAGGCCAAATAGCTTGGGATGTTTTTCCTTTGCAATCCTGAGCTGCTCGTCTCTGGCCTGCAGAATTGAAGCCGCGTATTCCCTGTCCGCCTGTCGACCCTTGTAGGAGGTCTCAATGACCGACCTTGTCTGGTCAAGGATGTCCCCCTCGGCCATCAGCAGGCTGAGCTTGTGAGGCGGGGTCAGGATTCCGATGCACTCCACATCCGACCCAGGGCCGATAGGCTTAGCTTCCTCGCACCACCCCTCGTCTGGAGCGGGAACCTCGGGCTCAGGAATGTCCACTCGAGGGAAGTCAACGGGAAAGAGCGTGCTTCCGACCGGGAAGTGGGCACACCCAGAGGTCAGCGCCCACACCAGGAAGCAGAAAAACCAAGTCCAGAGGGTGACGATCTTCTTCATAGTTTCGAGAACTTGTCGTTGAATGCGTCGGCTAGCTCTTGCAAGTCAGGGGTCTCTTCGTTGCTCTCCACGATCTTTTCGAGCTCCCCTTGAGCTTCCTCGACTGCAGAGACCTCTACAGCCATCGCCTCCTTGTGTTCCACCAGGGCCCTCTTGACCTTGCGCTTGGCCTTTACCTGCCGAACGGCTGCCCTCACGTTCCCCTTTGCAGAGAGGAGGGCTACGACCAGGGCGGCGAGCCCAGCAACGGCAGCAGCGGCCACCCCAAGGCCAGCCCTCAGCCTCGGAAACCTCCACGCAGCCGCACCAAGGGCAAGCGCCAGCACCACAAGCAAAACGACAAGACCAGAGTTCATCTGTCCTTGAGCCCCTTCCCGGAGACCAAACGAGCAACAGCGGCTGGCAGGGCTTTTTTGACTGCTGCGTAGATGCCAGGGGCAAGCGAGCCGCCCACGAGGCCTAAGATGGGCCCCCAGGAGCCCTGGAGGGTATCCGGCCACAGAGGCAGCGCACCCATAGCTCCGCCCAGAACAATCGCCGTGGCTCGGGTCAGCCAGCGAAGAAACGCCTCCGTTCCCTTCGATAGCTTTCCGTCGTCGTCCATGTATTTGGCGATCATTCGGATGGCTGGCTTGCAAACCTGACCGGTAAGCACGTAGCTGCCCATGCCGATCATCGACATCCGAATGGCTAGATCAAGGTAGTCGCTCACGTTCATCTCTCTATCTCCTGCGCTCGAGGAACTCGATCCGTTGCTCCAACAGCCG